ATGTTTGCAATAAAATCTCCCTTATCCTCTAAATCATCACCCATTACTGTTCCGATGTTTTGTTTCTTTTCGTTTATCATATCGTAAATAATACCTTCAATGGTGTTATCAAATATTGGGTAATAAACCGATACTGAATTTTTTTGCCCATATCTGTATGCTCTATCTTCTGCTTGAGCCAAATCACCCGGAACAAATGATAGGTCATTAATGATTACTGCTTCGGCAGCAGTTAGTGTAATCCCAACTCCGGATGCTTTAATATTTCCAACGAACACTTTAATCTTTTCATTATCTTGAAATTGGTCCACGGCATATTGTCGTTGGGGTTTTGATGTTGAACCATCTAATCTCACCGCTTGTTTCCCAAAATAATCGGCAATTCTGTTTAATGTTTCGGTAAAGTTGGTAAAGATAATAACTTTTTTGTCTTGTTCTAAAATATTTTCAGCTAGTTCTATTGTATCTTTTATTTTTTCTTCGGCAATAACCTGACGAACCTTCATTAACTTACTGAACTGAACTGTTAGGGATGTTGATTCATCAGGATTTTTGTTATACCAATCATAATATTCACCCATTAACCCTTCATAAAGTTTTGACTTTAATCTTAGATAAACCGGTGTAATAATTTTCTCAGGTAAATCTAAAACTTCAGTTTTTAATCTACGTAAAACTTGTCTTGATGTTCGGTCTCTTAATTCTTCCAAGTTGGATGCTCCGGTTACATTCCATATTTTACGAGTTCCCGCAGTGAATTGATAACCCTGACAATATCTGATAGCATAAGCCATCCAGTTTTGAGCGGTTGGACTTTCAATAATAGATAATAGGTTAAAATAGTTCATTGGTCGGTTAGTCATCGGTGTTCCGGTTAATAACCAAACTCTTTCACATTTTTTTGTAAAACTATTAACCAACTTTGTTCTTGCAGCGGTTCCATTACTCACATAATGTGCTTCATCTAAAATAATTAAATCAAATTCTCCTTTGGTGATTAAAGAATTTTCTTTATCTTTAAGGTCGTAGAAGTTTTTTAAAATGTCGTAATTAACAATTACAAAATCGTGTTCTGTTGAGAAATTCTTACCTTCGGAAATATAAACACTTCTATCGGTATAGTTTTCAATCTCACGTTGCCAGTTTATTTTTAAGGATGCCGGACAAATTATAAGTATTTTTTTGGCGCCCGTTTCCAAGGCAGCAATAATAGTTGCAGTAGTTTTACCTAATCCCATATCATCTGCAAGAATAAACCTTTTAGAACCAGCAAGTTTTTCAATCGCCTCTTTTTGATGTTCTAATGGTGGACGATTAGAGTATTTTGAATAATCCACCACAACATTCTTAATTGTGTGTGTTTTGATTAAAGCACCTTTAGGTAGCCAAAATTCGTGGATGGTTTCACCCTCTAAAATTTTACCCCAAACGTGGTAGGATTTTTCTTTCTCAACTAATAGCTTTTCAACCCATACCTGTTCAGGAATTTTAAGTAGTAATTTTTCATCGGCAATCTTTTTGGCAAAGTACGGGTCTAAATCTACCCACCTTTTGGCTACCTTTGGTGTGACTTCATAGTAATTTGTAATATAATCACATTGAGACCGTGTAGGGAAAAATCTTTTGTTGGTCTCTTTTTGATGTTTTAATTTAAGGATATAGTTATTCGCCCCCTGATAAGTTTCAAGGAGATTTAACGCTCGTTGTTCTATGGTTAAATTAGAATTTTCAGATATATTGTTTTCCAAATTTAATCTTTTAATAGAAATATAACATATTTTATAATATTTATCAATATGAATAATAAAGTACCAATTACAAGAATAGGAAAATTCTTCGGAGCGGAGGATTTTACGTTAGAACAAGATTTTGGTTCTGAATGGTTACATAATGATATGAACTTTACATTAGTTCTATATCGTGTTGATAGATATAAGACGAAGACGGATGATGTGTACGGAGAGACGGTGTCTGACGGTATTAAGTTTTTACCACCGGTTGAATTCAAAGGGTACGTTCAAATTATGGCTCCTGAGAATAAATATTTGGGTAATTCTAAAATAGACCAAATGGAACCGGGTAATATGAAAGTATCTGTTTATCAACGAGATTTAGATGAATTGGAAGTGGATATTAATTATGGTGATTATATTGGTTATTACGAAACTGAAGATAAAGTAAGATACTATACGGTTAATAATGATGGAAGGGTTACTTCTGATAATAAACACACAATCGGGGGTTACAAACCATTCTATAGAACCATTATGGCATCACCGGTTACAAATAACGAATTTAGAGGTCTATAATGAAAATAATAATAACAGAAAATAAATTATTTGATTCAATATATAAGTATATTGACAAATACTTTAATCCGAATGAAATAGATTGGGTTTACGGAGAAAATGATGAGGCTGATTGGCAAGAGAACCCTGAAAATGAACACTTTTTAATTTTCTATGAAGGTTATTATTTAGATGAATATGAAAGTAATGTGTTTTTTCATTATTTTGATGCGGATTATTATGATAGTGAACCATCAATAGATAGTGCACCAGTTTTAGAAGTTTTGGGTGAATATGCCAAACATTTAGATACTATATTTAGTGACCATTGGGAAGAACCTATGAAAAAATGGTTTGAGAACAATTTTAATTTACCGGTTAACACGGTATCATCTTATTATAGTGAAAAATATGAAAATAATAATTAACGAAAATCAATATAAAAAACTATTTGAAATTGTTACAAATGAAGAAAAAAACTTCATAGGTAAAAAAGTTATGGTATATCGTAATTTACATAAAGATACATTTTCAATTCAATATAAATCAAGAATTGTTTTATATGCTGATTATGTTAAATTAAACGATGTTGAATTTAGAGTTAGACCGGGTGGTAATGAAAAAGTTGGTAGAGAAAAAAAGAAAAACGTTCACGCTTTTGTTATTGGTAATTTAGAGGATTACCGCGAATACCCTTGTGAAAATATACCAAGTGAACCTAACGATAATATTGTTACATATGACCCATACAAATACAAAAGTTTTGTTATTAAATCTACTAACGAACCAATATATAATGCCAGTGAGGTAGAAATGATAAATTCTAAAAACAAAATATTTATAACAAAACTATAAAATGGGTTTACCAAGTAAAATAAAAAAAAACATACCACTAACAGAACCAAAAACTCTTTTACCAAGAAGACGTGAGTTGTTAGAGAAAATTAATAAAGATGGAACATATCTTCCAAAATCTTTATTACACGCCGACTTGGACCGAGGTTTTTTAGATTTTGTTAAAGATGAGTTAAAAGTGATTGTCGAAGGTAAAACAATTCCAACGGTAGATATTATTGTTACAACTCAAAATTGGGCTCAATTTACTGAAACTTGGGACTTTCAAAATATAGATAAAAACACCGAACCCCCATTTATAACAACAATTAGACTACCCGAAGTTAAATTTGGTACAAACCCTTCGTTGTTATATAACATACCAAATAGAAGACAATATTTTTATGCTCAAGTTCCTACTTGGGATGGACAACGAAATGGTATGGATGTTTATACAATACCTCAACCGGTTCCGGTGGATATTACTTATTCTGTTAAAATTATTTGTAATAGAATGAGAGAGTTAAATAAACTCAATCAAACTATTCTTGAAAAATTTGCATCAAAGCAAGCTTATGCCGTGATTAAAGGTCATTATATTCCAATTGTTATGGGTAATATTACCGATGAGTCCGTTATGGATGTTGAGAAAAGAAAATACTATATTCAAAGTTATGAATTCACAATGTTAGGATTTTTAATTGACGAAGATGAATTTGAAGTATCACCAGCAATAACAAGAGTTTTACAAGTTGTTGAAATAGATAAGAAGACAACAAGACGTGGTAAGAGAAAAAAAGACGAAGAGGGTGTTGGAAGTCAAGCATTATTTATTGTTGGTAATAATACATTAACACAATTATTTAGTTATATTGTTGATATTAAAATTGGTGGTACAACAAACGTTTATTCATTTGATGTATATATCAACGATGATTACTATGGTTCTGATTTAGATTTAATACAAATTAACTCCGGTGATATTTTAAGATTAGATATAGTTAAAAATGATGACCAATTAGAATCAACAATCCAATTCATAGATAAGATACTTTAATCTTCCTCCCCATATACATCCTTTTTAGGTTTACATTTCTCAATAATTAATCTTTCTAAGAACCGGTACATTTTAATACCCCTCTTTTCGCAATAGGTTTTAAGAATCTCGTGTGTTTCCACCGATATCTTTAAATTTTTAATCTTTTTAATATCTTCATCCATAAGTAGAAAAAAGGCAGAAAATAATCTCCCTAAAATATAAATAGTTGCTACGAAGTAAAGTATTTTGATTTTTTTTTAATATTTATATATAAATAAAATTATAAACAAGACAAACTAATGGCAACAAACAGCAAAGTATTCGTATCTCCCGGGGTATATACTTCCGAAGTTGATTTAAGTTTCGTAGCACAGAGTGTGGGAGTTACCACATTAGGTATTGTTGGTGAGACTCTTAAAGGTCCAGCTTTCGAACCTATCTTTATACGAAATTTTGATGAATTTACTAACTTCTTTGGGGGTACATCACCTGAAAAATTTATTAATACACAAATACCGAAGTATGAAGCTTCGTATATCGCAAAAGCTTATTTACAACAATCTAATCAGTTGTTTGTAACTAGAATTTTGGGATTGTCAGGATATGACGCAGGACCATCTTGGTCATTTAGAACAATAGCTAACGTAGATAAAACAACCGTTACATTTGATTGTTCGGGTAGTACATATGATTTTGGATTATGTGAAGATGTTTGTACGGGTTATACAGAATATTCTTATACAATGCCTTTTACGGGATGTAATAATGATATAAATACTGTAGTATTTGGTACAGTATCAGGAGATAACTCAATCATCACAGATAAATTTAATCAAAGTTATCAAGAATTTAATGGTTCTACATCAACAATAGTTTCAAACTTCCAACAACAAATTTTTGATATTATTGTTTCTTCAACAAATCTTTCAACATCAGCAACCTCAGCGTATTATTACGGTACTATTTTAGGTGATGATTATGATGCGTTATCGTTAATATATACTAAAGAAACAAACGTATTCGATGTAAATAATGTTGATGCACATTTAGCAGATTACACAGCACCGGAAAATGACCCTTGGTATTATGCGTTATTTGATAATGATAATGGTAATTACACAGGTAGTTCATATTATTCTATTATTCAAAATTTAGGACAAAGTTCAACATCATCAAATTGTAAATCTTTTACATCTTTTAATGTTAGTGGTGTGACAGGTAGTATAAACTATACTAACAACACAATTAGTGTTACATTACCATATTCAACTTTTTCAGCTGCGAGTTTAACAAATATTGTTGCAGGATTCGAAGCTTGTTGTACAGGAGTAACAGTTGGTAGTGCTGGCTTTCCACAAGTAAGTGGGGTAACACCTAATAATTTCACAACACCGGTTAGTTACTTTTTAACACCAAACGATGGTTCACAACCTGCTACTTGGGTAGTAACTGTGACTATACAAAACCCTTGTAACCCATTAACATCAGGTGATACAGGTTCTCAAAATATAGGAACAATTATAACTTGTTATACAGGTAGTGTTACGGGTAAAATATATGTTTATACAGGAACTTCATTTACTGATTATGATGACTTAGTTATTGCGACACTTCGTTCAAGAGGTATAGCAACTTATGGAACAGGTAGTGATGGACCGGTATATGAAGTAACAGGTTCAACTGATGTAGTTATGAATTGTACCGGTAATTACTCAACAATATCTAAAAATCCATTCGCAACGTTTGGTCTTAATGTGACCGATTATGATGGTAATACATTCTTCTTTGAAACATCATTTAGTGAATCAGATTCAAAATATCTTCCAAAGGTATTTGGTTCTTCAAACTTTGCAAAACCAAGAACCACTGTTCCATTATTTGTTGAAGAGAGATTCCAAACATTATTAAACTACGGTTATAATAAAGGATATATTAGAGGTATAAATTGTGATTTATTAGCTTTACCAAGAGCAAAAGGAAATGATTTATCCTCAATTGCATTTTATTTAGAAAAATACCAAACACCTGTTTCACCTTGGGTTGTTTCAGAATT